TCTCATACTTCTCGGTCACGTAGCTGCCCGATTCCGCACCTGGCCAGACCAGGGTTGCGCCGCCGGTGTCGGGCGAAACAATGCCGTCAGAGGCGGTGACCCACTGGTGCAGATCTCCGCTTCGCATGTTGATCGGGCCAGCGCCGTAGCCCATGGTTACGCGGATGTATTTCGTCACATCGCCCAGCGCTGCCCAGCTGCCAGAAGCGTCGTCACCTTCACCGCTGAAGCGAGCGCCAGCCCGTTCCCGGAAGAACTCTGACGCGACGGTGCTCAAGAACTGCGCGAGGCTGGACGGCCCAAGTCGATCTTCGAGCCGGTCGAGCTGCATACGCACTTCGGTGTCATCGACATGAATGTCGACCCTCATCATGGCATCCACCACGCGTCGGAACCGGCGTGAGTCCGCTGTTCGTAGATGTCGAACGGAGAATCGCTGTTCGGCAAGGGGCGCACGGATGCGGCCGCCTGCGACGAACCGTGGGCTGCGACTTTGCCGAGCGACACACCCTCATTGTCGGTCAGTTCGAAGTCTCTGCCGACGCGGTGCAGGTCACCTCGAGCTGCTTCCACGAGGTGCTGGCCGTAGGCGTGAAGTTCGCGGTCTTCGCCGCCGGCCGCCAACGCCAGGAGCAGACGACCCGAAGCGAGGCGGGACTGGATGATCTTCAGCGCGACGGCGTTGTGATCGCTCAGCCCAGACGGTCCGGGGATCGGGAGGGGATACATGACGCCCAGGGAGGCGCTCATCTCATCTTCAGCGATTGACAAGTACCGCTCTGGGTCCAGGTGCGCGTATGTGAGGTCGCCCAGAAGCAGGTCGTCGGGAGTGGCCCAGGTCATTTAGCTCAGGCCGGGTTGATGACTTGGCGGTGGATGGTGGCGGGCTTGTGGATCATGGTGGGGTCGACGCCAACCGGCTCACCGAAGTTCGGCTCACCCTCTTCTGTGGGAACCTCTTCGGCGGTGTCGTCGTTGCTGGTGTTCGTCTTCGGGGCAGCGTCGTCGTTGCTGGTGTTCGTCTTCGGGGCGGTGTCGTTGCTCATAAGCAGTCCTTCGTGTTGGGGAATTGCTTTGTGAAAGTCACCCAGAGGGAACGCACGCCAGATTGAACCGCTGAGTGACTTTCACAAAGAGGGGGACACCGCCCAAGGCAAACGGTGCCCCCCTTTATCCCTGTCGGGGGAATGTGAGCTAGGCGAGGACTTTCATCACGTAGCTGTATTCGAGGTGCGGGAGGACCGGGAACATCTTGATGCCGTTGCCCTTGTCGTGGCCCCACGGGTCAACCGTGGAGCGCTCCCACTCGTAGTAGCCAGATCCCCAGCCGCCCTCGGGGTGAGGGCTGGTGAGGGTGGCGCCAAAGCCGAGTTCGCTGATGTCAGCCAGCGCGTCGGTCGGAGGCAGGAAGACGATCTTGCTCTCGTCAGCGAAGCGGTTGACGGTGACCGTCTTCGATCCGATCGGACGGGTCCGGTAGACCGCGTCGTAAGGGGTGAAGGTCACGCCGGTGGCCCGTTCGATCACGGCGACTGCGGCTTCGACACCCCAACCGTCGATCAGGTACTTCGGGTCAACGGGAACGCCGCCGGTGGCACCGGCAATGCCGGAGCGGGCCGCGAAGCGATCGGAGTTGAGCACCGAGCGGATGACTTTCGAAGAGGCGAATGCGCGGGTGAGGCGGACACCGTGGGTGTCGTACATCTCTTCGTTCATCGTGTCGATGTCGAGGATCGGGTCAGAAGCCGTGGCGGACCAGAGGGCTGCTGGGGCCTGGTCTTGCTGGCCAACGGGACGTTCGTAGTTCACGCCGAACTTGATCTTGCCGTCGTCGTAGGTGATGGCACCTTCGTAGAGGGCGTCGATCACGAGCTGCTCGCGACGGTTGTCCAGCTTCCGACGACGACTGGCGGTGTCGCGTGCCAGCTTGGTGTCGAAGTCTTCCGTCATGGACTGAGTGGTCAGGGGGAATGCTTCACTGCCGGCCAGCTCGGCCAAACGGCGGAACTCGCGGTAGCGGGTCACGTCCGATGCGGTGTAGTGGTCCTTGATGGCCCAGTCGATGATGCTTGCGCGACCGCTGCCAACAGTGTCGTCCTTGGCGGCGAGTTCGGACTCTGCGTCCTCTGCTCGCGCCGGGGCAAGACCATCGACATCGGGAGCGATGTACTGAAAGATCACGTCGTCGGAGTTGACGGTCTTCAGTGGTGCCACCAGCTCGCCAATGAAGGCGGGGTTGGCGACCAGCTCGCGGATTTGCCCGAGAGCCACCTCTTTACGGACAAGGCGATCCGTTTCTACTGACATATCAATCCTCTTTCAGTGGATCAGGCGAACCGGATGTCGAGACCCTTGGTCCCGAACATTGCGGCGGCGGTCGTGTCGGTCAGGGCGATGTAGTCGGTGCCGTTGTGCTCAAGGCACTTTGACTGAACCACGGACGCCTCGTAGGCGATGGAAACCTCTACGTCGCGCTCATTGAGCTGCCACGGGAGGAAGGTTTGGTTGACGCCAACGATGTTGGCCAGGGTTTGACGGCCGTCAACGACGTTGATGTCATTCTCGAATGGACCGATCTTTCCGGCCTCTACACCACTGGTGATCTTCGCCATGACGGTGCCGGGCTGCAAAGCCTTGATGGCATCGCCGTCAACGTCACGAGTTGGAACGCTCGCCGCAGCGGTCGTGTAGCTCTCTGTCTTAACGTCCTGCGTGGACCGCAGGAATACGTTCTTGCCGAACGGCGTGCGGTAGCCGGACCCTTTGCTGAAACCAGGCATTTACCTGCTCCTCACTTGTTCCGCTCGGCGCGGAGGGCGGCGAGCTTGGTGAAACTGGACGTTTGGTCGATCTGCTCTTTTGTCATGCCAGCGCGGGCGTGCATCGCCAGAATCTCTTCGGCGTCTTCGATCTGCTGGTCGATGTCAGAGTGGCGATCTTCGCCGTTGGGGTTGGTGATCGAACCAGCGCTGTGGTCGTCCAGCACGGGCAGCTTCGGGGCTGCGCTGAACACGGCCTCGAGCTTGGTGAACTGGTCGCCGTCGAGGCTGAGCGCAAACTTGGTCATGGCCTCTTCCTGCGGTGCGCCGAGCTTGGAGTCGGTCACGAGGGTCTTGGCGAAGGACGTGCGTGCTGCGGCAACTTGTTCGTTGGCGAACTGCTCCATGCGAGCGATGTGAGCCTGAACTTCAGCGGGGTCAGAGATTTCCTTGCCACCGATGGTGAACTTGGCTACCTCTGTCGGCTTGGTCAGCTCAGCGACCGGCTGCTTGACCGGATCGACTTCTGGATCTTTGGTGTCTTCGGACTTGGTGCTACCCACGGGGGCCTCCCTGAAAAATCGTGCGTTTGTTGGTTGGTCGGACTTGGAGAACAAGCCCTCGACGGATGGGATGTCCACGAACGCGAACCCCTGAAATACAGGCCAATGGCCGGCACCATCGTTCGTTTCCCAGTAGCCGATCTCTGCGGAGCGGGACCGGTAGGTGCCACGCTCCCAGCGGGAGACGGCTTCGGGTTCGGTCAGTGTGAAATCGACAAGCAGCAGGTCGCCGTCGGACTGGAGGCCATCGAGGTAGCCGACCACCGACTGGATGGTTCGGGTGTGGTCCAGGCGAACGGGAACGTTCGGGAACGACTCGTTCAGGGTCGCGAAGTTGCTGACCATCTGGGCCAGATGCTCGCGGGTCCACGTTTCGGTGTAGCCCATCGAATCTGCGAAGGTTCCCGCTTTGAAGATCGGGAGGTTGCGGACAACAGCAGAACTGCCCTCGTCATTCTTTTCGAATGAGTAGGCGAAGTTCTCTGATGTTTGCAGGCCAAAGGCATACAGGCCAGCACGCTTGTCTTGGTCAATGGTCGTTTGGGTACTCATTACGAACATGACGTTCGCCCATTGCATGGTGCTGTCGCCACCATTTGACCTAAATCAATCTCAGGATTCCCGATTGATTGTCTCTGAAACGGTCACCGAGTGCCATCGACCGCAGGTCCGGCAACGAATCCGGGCACGCCCTTCAGCCAGAATCACTTCAGCCAGGACACGCCCGCCCCGATGCGACTTCACATGCAGGAACGGCCTGTCTCTGGCGTCCCACCCCACCATGGCCAGCAGGGGGGACGCCTTGCAGAAGCATCGAAGCTCAGATTGCCTCGATCTCGGTTTCGATGAGTTTGCGGAACCTGCCGATGAACTCACTTGCACCCCCCGGATATGCCTCGGCGCCAATGGATTTCGCGTCATCCATCCAGTGCTCGACCCGCCCGAAGAAGTCCGCAGTCATCGAACGGGCCTTGGCCTCTTCGTACCCGCAGAGCATCAGGTCACGCTCGAACCGACGGTTGAAGCCGATGGAGATGCGCGACTCGCCAAAGCTGCCGTCGTCCCACTGGCGGGTCACTTGTCCTGAAACCCGATCGACCATCTGGTTCCCGATGCGGGACAGGTTGGCGGGGGAGC